GGCAAAGGCGGTGAAGGTGGCCAAGGCAGCCGTTGAGGCGCCGGTGTAATAGGCCAGACGATCTGCGACCGGGGTCAGCCCTCCGACACTGGCGAGTGGGGCCGCGAGGCTGAGGGTCGGGTTGCCAGCCACCGCATCGCCGTTGCTGACTGAGAGCCCCGTGCCGCTCACCGCAATCGCGCGGGCGGCCGCTGTGGCGGCAGCGGTTCGCGCAACAAGCCCGTTGGTCGCCAAATTGTGGAGCGCCAACGCCTGACCGGTGAGACCAACGGTATCTGCCGCAACGGCAATGCCGGTGCCCGCCCCCACATCGAGCGTATTGCCCGATTTGGTGAGACCCGCGCCGGCAAGGATCTGGCCTGCGCCGGTGAACTGCACGAAGGTGATCGCTGTCGTGCCGAGGGTCCCGCCGGGATCCACTGTGGAGAGATACCCCACATCGGCATTGACCGTGCCGCTTTCCACAAAGACATAGGCGGAGACCAACTCGCCCCAGACATCCGCATCGGCAGAGCGGGCCCAGGCACCGGCAGCCACGACATAGATGCCGTTATGGCTTGCCGTCGTCTGGTCTTTTACCAGCACCCGGTCGCCTGCGACGAGCGACACCCCGTCGAGTGTCATCGGGCCGGAGAGACTTGCGATATTCGCGGTGCTGGCCGCGCGGACCGATTGCTTGGGCTCGAGCCCCTGCACTACGAGGTCGACATAGGACTTGGTAACAGCATCCTGTGCACCCTGCGGATCGCCAAGCCCCGTCAAACGATAGCCGCCGAGGGCGATATCCGCCGCAGGTGCAGCGAGTTGGTCAAGCCGGGTCGCCCGCACAAAGGCCGTCGTTGCAATCTGGGTCGTATTCGTGCCGTTTGCAGGCGTCGGCGCTGTGGGCGTGCCTGTCAGCGCAGGAGAGGCCAGCGGCGCACGCGAAGTGTCTGCTGGATGAATGTGATCAGCGCGGGCAAAGCGCGTGGAACTGCCCACCGCAGCCGTGCCGTCCATTCCCGGAACGGTCACAGAAGCCTGCCCGAGCACAAAGGCGGTCGTCGCAAGCTGCGTGGAGTTGGTATCTGTTGCCGCGGTGGGTGCCGTTGGCGTGCCAGTCAGGCCGGGCGATGCCAGTGGGGCCTTTGCATCCAGCACCGATTGCAGCCCCGTCACATCGCTGACGACATGAGGATGACTTAGAGCCGCTTTCGTGGCCAGTCCCGCATCGAGTTGCGATTTGCGCACGAGGTCCGTCGCCGCACTCGCGTCCTCCGAAGACTTCGGGACGGTGGTGAAGGTCTTTGCCCCGGCAATGCTTTGCGACGCCGCGAGATCGACAAAGGCCCCTTTGCCCGCCAGCGGGATGACCGAGGTCGCATTGCCCGCCCCATCGTCGCCCTTGCCGACATAAAGCGTGTCATCAACCTCATTATGGGCAATCTCGCCAGATTTGAGCGCGGCTGGCGCGCCTGCCACGCCCGCGACACGGCGTTTGAGTTGGATCGTATTTGCCATCAGAAGAAGCCTCCGTTGATGGGAGCGTCAGTTGGAAGAATGGTGATGCCGGGTGTGCCCTGGTCGCCCTTGTCACCTTGCAGACCCGTTCGACCTTGGGGCCCGGGCTGGCCGAGAAGCCGCACAGCCACTGGTCCCGCCAAAACGCGAAGCCTGATCGGTTCGCTGGCTTTCAAATGCAGGCGGATCGGCCCGGTCAGGGGTCGAAGTTCAAGTGCTGCCGCCATGTCTTAGCCACCCCCAGGGACAGGGAGCCTCGTCACGGGCAGGGCCACAGGTATTTCCAGCACGAAGCCAAGGTGGCGGTCGGGGGTCAGATCGGTGCGGACGAGATCCAGAACAATGCCGCCTGGCGCGAGGCTGGCCGTCACGTCAGGCGTCAGAACGATTTCCAGCGTGCGCCCGTCCACGCGCAGCACGCTGCCCGCCGCAGTGGACAGTTCTGCCACCATGGTCGTAGCGGTGACCGCGTTGCGCACTTGGCCCACAAAGCTGGCCCCCTCGGGGAAGAGATCAGCCTCAGCCTGCAGCTGCAGGCGGTATTCGTAGCCGATCAGGATGACAGGGCCTTCCTGGACTGTCAGGGTCATACAGGTCTCCTGTGACGTTCAGGCCGCGGGATTGTGAGAATGGACCAAGTTGCCTAAAGTCCGGCCGCTGCAGGAAGGGGGCATCATGGACCAAGACAATCACAGGCTCGAACGCCTCGATCACTTACTGAAGGCCCTGCCTGCAAAGACCAAACCCATGAGCGTGAGTGTGCTCGACGGGTTCGTGACTGGTATTCTCGCCTGCCCCGAGATGATTCCACCTGAAGACTGGCTGCCACGCGTCTGGGGGACCACAGGCGCCGCGAGATTCAAAGACCGCAAGACCACCGAGGAGGCCGTCATCGCTGTCATGGCTCATGCCTATTTTGTGGGGAATGAGCTTATGAGGTCTCTGACGGTGAAGCCTGTTTTTGACAGTGATCCGAGTAGTGGCAAGATCCTCTGGCAGCCTTGGGTTGATGGGTTCACCCGCGCCTTGTGCCTCAGACCCAAGGCCTGGGCAGAGCTCCTTGATAAGGCCGATGAAGAGACCGGGAACAACATGATCTTTCTGGAGGCGCTCCAGGACATCGCCATGGGACAAAGCACACTGTCGGAGGCTGAGATCGATGAGACGGATCGAGAAGCCCCAAGGTTGATCCCTGAATGCGTGGCGATCATCCTGCATCGGTCCCGCCCAGACCTCGTTGAATCGATCGGCGCCGCTCTGCCCGGAAGTGCCGCGCAAAACACGGGGTCTGACGCGCATAATGCGTCCTGTTCCTGCGGCTCTGGCTATCCGCACAAACTCTGCTGCGCCCAGTATTGAACATGGCGCAAGCTGCGCCTCATGGCCGCCACCCACAGAGGGTCGCGCCGGTCTCGTTGTACGCAAGGATCTGGCGTGCGGTCCCATTGCTCAACTGATCAGCCCGCGAAGGTCGGATCGGCTCTGCCCAGTCACAATCTGAGCCCACGCGCGGTTCAATCACGCATCCAGCGATTAAGACGGCGATCCCGCTCAGCGTCAGACAAAGTCTCGATCTCATGGCGAACCTCTCGGGATGTGCGCAGCGCGCGGATGCGGGCCTCGGCTGCACGAATGGCAAACGCGGCCTCGGCTGCGTGGCGCCCCTTACGTGTGGCGATGCGCAGGGTGGAGATCAGGATCAGACATAGGGTGACCCAAAACGCGACGCGTTGTCCTAATGCAGTGACAAGCCGTCTGAAGAGGGTGATCATGGCGTTCGCCCCGTCTGATGATCCTCGATCCGGGCCGCGCGGGCATTCCAAGCGACCACGATGACCGCGAGGAAGAGGACCGCCCAGATAACGGGCATGACGACCGGGGTGTAACTTCCCAATCCCATCAGGTCAAAGAGGCGCGTCGCCAGATCACGCCCCTCCTCGGCCTGTCCAACGAGCGGTGCGACATCACTGATCGCGATGCCGGCATAACCTACAGCCCCAAGCGCGATCTGGGCATTTGACGCAGCCAAAATACGCGACCCCTTAGGCCTGCCCGTCGCACGCTCGATCGCCACCGGCCTCGGACGTGCCGCGCCAAGCGCCTCAGTCAAGGCGACATCGATGATCGGCACGAGAGTAAGATCGTTGTCATCGCGGAAGGCGAGAATGGTCGAGCGGGTGCGGGGGCCGATCTTTCCATCGATCTGACCCACCTCGTGATAGCCGAGTTCCTTTAGTCGGCGCTGGACGGCCTCGACAGACATTGCCACTTGCGGCGCGACATCCCCAGCCCGCCGAACGCCCAGAAGCTTTGAGACCGGATAGCGCTTCACATTGACGGCGTCGTCCTGATTGCCGCCCAGGCCCCAGACCCATTGTCCCTCGATCCGGTCGATGAAGAACACGTGGCCCTGCCAGCTGGATGAGCCGCGGGGGATCACGCCGATGTCGCCCTGCTGGGTGTCCGCCACTTCCACAGGCACACCCCAGTCGAGATAGGAGCGCGCGGTCAATTTGCGGGTCGAGCGGATCCCCGACTTCTCGAGGCAGTGCCCAACAAAGGCTGCGCACCAGGCTACAGTGTCATGTTCCACATGAGTATGGCCGACCGAGGCATACATCTCCATGATGACAGGATTGTCGGCGAGGCCCGGTCCCTCGGTCGTACCGATGTAGCTGCGTGCGATGTCGAACGGCGTCATAGTTGTTTCCCATGCAATGCAAAACGGCGCCCCAGATGGGACGGCGTGCAGGATTTCTGTAAGTGGTGAACGGGTTACTTCTTGCGGCCGATCCAAGTCGTCAGCAGTGCTTCGGCTCCGCGCGGCCCCAGATATGCAAGGGTTGCCACGAACCCGGTTGAGACGGGCTGCGACAGCCCGATGTAACGCGCTGCAGCCTCCCCGATCAGCGCCATGCCGACGGCGACGGGGATTTCCCAGAGAAGTTCCTTGCCGAAGAAGCGGCGGTTGCCGAGCTTCACCTCGCCCGAATGCCACATGAGCCGTCCGGTGAAGGCGCCGATCAGCGTGGTCACGGCCCCGCCGAAGAACGAATTGATCATGTCGATGAACCCACCGTCAGTCATGGGCGTGCCTCCTCAAGCGCCGCCACCCTGGCGGCCAGTTCCTTGACGGCCTCGATCAGAAGGCCGGTGATATTGCCGTAAGCGACGGAGAGCTGACCGGCCTCATTGTCGCGGACCACCTCGGGTAGGACCGGCTCCACTTCCTGGGCGATGACGCCGATCTGGCGGCTGCCATCCATGGTGAAGCGCACGCCGCGCAAGGCGCTGACTAGGGCCAGCGCGTCGGCGATTGTCTGAACCTCCGACTTTAACCGCGCATCGGACGAGGAGACGAAGTTCGGCGCGGTGACAACGCCAGTGAAGGTTGCCCCAGACAAGGCAGCCTTCGCTGCAATCGCCGCATCGTAATCCACTGCCGACTTGGTCGCCATCGTCCCGAGGCCAAGGTTCGTGCGTGCCATGGCAGTATTTGCAAGCCCCGCCAGATTGCCTGCCGCATCCAAGAGCGCGTCCCAGCCCGTGTTCGTGGCGTTCCGGCGGCGCAGAACCGGCGGAGAGACCGAAGTATCGACCCAGAGCATGCCCGCCGTCGTCGCTGTTGGCGCCGAGGCCCCTGCATTTGTCGACTGCAGCGCCGCAATCACCTCATTGATCCGCGCCCGAACGGCCGCGCCCGCATCGTTCGCGATCACGAAGCTTGATGTCTGGGGCATTTTAGCGCTTTCCGTTCTCAATCAAAAAGAGTTGCGGGCCTTTGCGTTCGAGGCAGAGCTGAGAGGCAGCCAAGGCCCGTGCCGCAGGAACGGAACGCGCACTCAAGCGACCTCATCGGCATAGAGCCGCAATTGGCTGACGATGGGCGTGTAGGACGCGTCCTTCGTCATGAGAAACGCGCGCGCTTGAACCGCACGGGCCTCGATTTCGTGGTTATCGAGACGACCCCAGGGACCCCAGGTCGGCGACACGGTCGGATCGTCATCGGTTTCTCGGATCTCAAAGAGCACATCGATCTCCGCCCCTGCGGCCCCGTCAAAGTCGGCCCATGTGTCCATCAGCGCGGTGCGGGCATCGATCCGGTCATTCAGCGCTAAAGCTGCCACACCGATTTCCGAGCGAAGGCGCACGCGCTTAATCGCACCGAGATCGAGCCCAGCCGCAAAGCCGTACTGCCCCTCTAGCGCCGTGACCTGTGTCACACCGTTCACCGTCGCGGTGGCAAGCGTCAAAGCTCCCGTGGCAACCTTGAGCCCGTTCTTTGAACCCACAAACCCTGGATCGGCTTGCAGCATGCCCAAAGGCGCGAACCCCAAAACCTGCGCACCCTTGGTCGAGACGCGGGTTTCGGGACCGGCACGGCCGCCGCTGTCCTCGGCGCGCACCAGGTAGGTACCGGGTTTCAGCGGCACGACGGCAATCGCCTCGCCGCCCGAGACCCGGTCCATCGAATAGCTGTCGGCCCAGGTTGCCGTCGCTTCCTTCGAGTGCCGAATGACGATGTTGCCGCCCACGCGGACATCGGGATCGACCGACCGCATCCATTTGAGGATGGCAAGGCCACCCGCAGTTTGCAGCGTGACATTCTCAAGCTGTGCCGGCGGGGCGGTGAGCCCGAGGATTTCGACGGTGCTTGTCTGCCAACTCGATGAAACACCCAGAACCGAGATCGCCTTGACGCGGACGTCCCAAGCCCCCGGCGCAATGTCGCGGATTTCCAGCGTAGCGCCATCCGTCCGTCCATAATCGATCCAGTCCCCAGTTCCTCCTTGCCGTGCCTGCAGCTGATACTGTGCGACGAAGCCCGACGGCGACGCCGCCCAAGCAATCCGCGCCAGTACCTTCAGCCCGCCGCCATCCCGCGTGACATAGAGGTCTTCGGTGACCTGCGGCGCGCCGGGGGCCGGGATGTCATAGGCATTGGGCAAGGCCGTTCGTGGGGCGGCTGCGTAGATCTGTTGCTCGGACGCTGACCAGTCGTAGACGAGAGGCGAAGTCTCGCGGAGAACGAGCTCCGGCAGCAACAGCGCACCGTCACCCGAGGCCGTGAGATCAAGGCTCACCCCCTGCACCTCGAAGGGTTTGGCCGCAAAGCCCCAGCGCGCATAGGAGAGTGTCACCACATCGCCGACGGTGGCCGCCCAGGCCGAAAGCTTGCCCGAGAGCCGCACCGTCATCTGCCGGCGCGCGCGTTCAAGCTCGATCTTCGCAAGCCGCTGCGCCATGGAGGCGGAGATCGTGAACGGCAGCGAGATGTCGCGCCATTTCCGCTCGCCGCCGTCCTCGGCGAGGTAAACATCCGAGGCATAGGCTGGAAAGTCATCCGGCTGCCAATCGTTCTCGGGACTGACGAACTGCCCGCGCACGCCGTTGAAGTTCGAGGACATGGTCACGCGCGTGGCGAGCGTCAGCCCACCCTCGCGGACATGGTCTGAGGTCAGCGCCACATCAGACGCGCGCCATGCCCCCGCGTGGATACGCCAGGACCCGCCCGAGAAGGCGCAGCGGCCTGCGAAGGACGAGAGCATCCCCTCAATGATGGTCTTCGGGACCTCGGAAAGGGTGATCACCCCGTTGCAGGCATAGCGCGGTTCTGACCCGCCGCCGACAAGGGGAACGGTCTCGTCGCAGATGTTCGCCGCTTCGACCAAGGAAAGTTCGTCGATCCCGTCTGGCTCGCCAATACGTGCGCCGATGCCCCACGTCGGGTTGGCCATGTAATCGGCAAGGCAGAGCGCGGGGTTTTCTGAATAGCCTGCAGTTTGGGTTCGCGGGTCCCAGATGTCATCCTTACCCTCGAGATCGACCGTGATGTTCGGGATCCCACCCGGAAAGGCATCTTGGTCATAGGTCAATCGCAGCCGAATGGCCGCACAGCCGCGAAGCCGATGGTTTTCCGTCCATTTGTCCGGCAGCGCTGCTTTGAGACCCGCAAAAGCGGTCTGGTTGGCGGCGCCAAGCTTCTTTTCGACGAGGACCTTTCCAGCCCAGCGACCTTGGGCGACGCCGGCAGCACTGAGGGCCATCTCGCCCTCGAAGTAGATGGCCCCGATGGATTTGACCCGGTGCGCCGCAAGGACGATGACCAGATCGAGGTATTGGTTTTCTGATCCTGAGGCGTGCAGGAAGACGATGACCCCGCCCTTGCGGGTGCGGCCATAGACAAGGTCGCGCGGCATCACTGGCTCGCGCACCGTGACCGTCCGCGCCTGCATTGTCATCTGCGGCTTCGGCATCAAGGCCTGCGCTGCGTAGGACAGAAGCAGCGTCCCGCCGATCCGCAGGAGCGCAGCGCCAATGCCACCAGCGGCCCAAACGCCGCTGATCGCCCCCGCAATCGCGGTGACGGCTGTCACGATGAAGGGCATGGGGCGGGTCCAGACTAAATCGGTGGCGTTCAGATAGGCCAGGCAAGCCGACAAGAGGTGAGCGACGCGAAGGCAAGACCCTCAGGTGCAAGGCCCACCGCGGTGACGCCAATGACAACGCCGAAGCCAAGCCCCGTATCCGTCAGCACAATGTCCCCGCGCTGCGCCAGCAGCGGGGTTGCGCGCGGTTCTCCCAAGAGCGCCCGCCCCATGTCCTCCAGTGAAGCCCAGCCAAGACGGCGCATCACACGCAGGCCCCCGAGATGGGTTGTGTAGCATCCGCGCCAGAGCGCCGCGATATCCTCACCGGCGGTCAGGATCATGCGCGTCTCGAAGGCAAAGGTCGGGCAGTCGTGGAGGCCCCAAGCGAACGGCTTTGCACGCGCGGCTTCAACCGCCTCTGCGAGGCGGCGTTCCCAGTGGTCTACGCGGGTCATGCCTATCCACGCCCCCAGGTGATCTCGCGATCCTGGATTGCGGTCACGTATTCGAACCCAAGATCGCCCGGGAACAAGACCTGCTGGCTCTCATGAGTGTAGCGCCAGGTCCGCGCCACGGTTAGGTCGATGAGACGGCTCTCATAGCTGATTGTGATCGTGCAGGTGTCCGCGTCGTCCTTGATTTCAGGGACATCGAGCCGGCCCGAGAAAGCCTGAACCGGGTCGGCAATGATGCCGCCATCTTCGGCCAACAGCCCAAGCCAGATGCGACCCGGCAACCCCTGACGCGCCTCATCAATGGCCATTTGCACGAGATCGAGCGGCACGCCGGAAAGGGATACAGCCGTGCCGCCTGCTACGACCTCCGCGGTCTCGTCCATGGCCCCGAGGCCCAGCAGCGAGCCTGCCCCAGCCCAGGCTTGGCCGTTCCAAGTCACAGATCCAAGGCCCGACCAGATCCGGACCCAGCCGGTTGCGAACTGGCCTTCGAAGAAGATCACTGGCCGCAATGTCTGATCCGCCAGCGCAGTTGCGAAGCCGGGTGTGATGTCACGTGACATAGCAGGGCGGTCTCACTTCGATTTAGTCAGAGTGCTTCGCGCGCGGAGATCGTGAAGCGGTGCTGATCTGCCCGTCCGATGACCGACGGCACCGGTGCCGAAAGGCGCAACTGAACAGATGGGGCATCAAGGCCGAGCAAAGTGCCCACTGGGGCAGACGCCCGGAGCGGCGGCACGAACGAGATTGTCGCCTCGCTGCCGATGGGCGTCACATCCGCCGTCAGCTGGTAAAGCCGGGTGGCGGCATCTGACCTGAGCTGGAAGAAATCCCCCGCGCCCAGCCCAAGTCCCCAACCTGCCGTGCGCAAAGTGGATGCCCCTGCAACTTGCGCCTCGGTGACATAAGGATTCCCCACCGCCACGGGCACCTCGATCGAAGGATCAGGGAATAGGAACCGTCCTCGCAATCCACCAAGTGCGGCGAAGAAGGCCGAGAGCCGCCGGGCCTTAGCCCCTTGGGTCACTGCCATCTCGATCTGGTACTCCCACCAAGACGCACCCCAGTCCTGGATTTGCGATGTGCCAGTGAAGGGCGAGCGCGCCTCGGCGACCGACGTGACCAGCCGCCGTTCGAGAGAGGACACGAGCGTCAGTGGCAAGACAGGAATGGCCATCTCAGATCACCTGACCCCTGCGTCTTCCATCAGCGACGCTTTCTTTGGCAATGCGGGCGATTTCTGGGATGGCAGCCCGAAGCCGCGCATCAATCTGCTCGGCCACGCCCATCTGCGCCCCACGTGCATCGATGTTTACCGTCACGCCGGTGCCAACGCTGGCACCGCGGCCATAACCGACTGCCTCACGGCGATTGAGCACCCGCTCGCCCCGCTGCAGGATTGCTGGAACCTCGTCTGGCTTGAGACCTGCCCATCCGCCTGAGTGCAGCCGGGGGGCATCTGCAAATGCCGTGACGGGCACCGCGCGCATCGGTGCGCCCGCAGCCACCAATCCGCCCCTGTGCCAGATGCTCGCATTCACCATCGGGTTTGCAGCGGCCGCGGCACCGCCTCCGAAGACGCCACCGCCAAAGACGCCCGAAAGTGCGGAAGCAAGTGGGCCCAAGACCGCGTTTTTGAAGGCAAGCGTGGCAAGGTCCGCCAAGATCGACGAGACCAGCGACTTGAAGTCAAACTTGCCGGTGGTGACAAACTGCCGGAACGCGCTTTCCGCCGAGGAGAAGGTCGACGTCAGCGTCTCGCCGAGCCCCTTGCCCCAATCCATAGCGCCTTTGGCATATTCGGCCAGGGATTTTGTGACTTGAGCCCAGCCCTTTGCGGCCTCTTCCGCGGCCTTCTTGGCAGCCCCACCTGCTCCACCTGCCGCTTGGCCTGCCGCATCGAAGCCATCGGATACAGCGCCCGCCGCCTCAGCAGTGCCAGCCAAAGCGTCAGCGCCCTCTCTCCCCGCGCCGGTGATTGCTGTCTTGAGGGCTTCCCAAGCTGTCATAGGGCGGGAGGCAGCCGCTGACAGCATACCAGCCGCCTCAGCGTAACCCGCAGCGCGGCCACGTGCAGCCTCCGCCATGCCCCCGAAGAGATCAGGCGCCTCGATGTAGGTCGTGCCCATGGCTGCACGGAACGCGTCAGCAGCAGCCGTACCTGCGGCCGAGGCTGCCCCCTCGAAGGGATTTGCGATGCCGCTGAGATCCACTGCCTCCAGTGTGCCGATTTCTAGTCCACCCTCACCTGTCGCCCACTCAGGCAGGAGGGCCAGCGCCGCGTTCAGCCCCTCAATGAAGCTGTTGATGCGCGTGATCACCGCATTCAGCATCGACTCGACGCCACCGATGAGCCCATTCGCCGCCTGGTATGCAAAATCCCCGATCGCCTGCGGCAGCGCCCCCCAGATCGCCTTCACCCCATCAAAGGCGCCTTGGAATGTGCCGACCGCAGAATTGCCCCAGCCCACAACAGCCGTCAGTGCCGATTGCAGCCCACCGTAAATCCCCGCCTGTGCACCCGCCCAGCCGGCTTCAACCCGCGACCATGCGGCTGTTGCCGCCAGCGCAAGGCGGTCCCACGCCTCTGCAGCAACATCGCGCAAGAGGCCGAAGGCGGCGCCAAGGCCTCCGACTTTGCCGACGAGTTGCGTGAACTGGTAAACTAGTTCGCCCGCGCCCACGATCAGAGCCCCGATCCCAGTGCGGATCAAGGCGCCACGCAAAACGACAAGCCCGGTCGCCAGACCCTTGATCGACAACGCAGCCGCCGCCAACCCCGCCACCCAGCGTCCCGCCATGACCGCCGCAAATGTTGCGGCATAGGCTGTCAGCCGGCCGAGATTGTCAAAGACTGCCGTGATCGCCTGTCCCAACACACCTGTGCCGCGGGCCGCATCACCAAGCGCGTTGGCGATGGTTTCCAGCGCAGGCGCGACCGCTGCTGTGAGGCGATTGGTCAAACCGAGCCAGATCAGGCTGAGCTTGGCAATCGCATCCCCCGTTTTTTCGATCTGCACCGCATCAGTGCCACTGACCGCCACCCCGAAGTCACGCACATCTTTGGCCGCCTCTCGCAAGGTGGCGGGATCAATCCTCAGGAACGCCAACGCGGCCTTGTCGCCGAAGAGATCTGAGGCCACGGCCGCACGTTCCGCCTCAGGGACAAGTCGGGCCAAGGCGCCTTGGATCGTGGCGATCCGCTCATCCAAGGGTAAAGCCTGCAGATCCCGCGCCGAGAGGCGCAGACGCTCCAACGCCCCGACGGCAGACCCTGACCCAGACGCGGCTTCAGACAGCCGCGTGGTCAGCTTCTTTGTTGCCTGTTCAATCTCGCCCAGCGAGACCCCGGCAAGCTCTCCTGCCAGGGTCAGGACCTGCAGACTTTCCACCGATGTCTTAAGCGAGGCCGCCATGTCGGCCTGCGCCCCAATGGTGTCGAGACCCGAGCGGATCATCGCAACACCGGCCGCCGCTGCAGCGGCGGTCATCGCGGCAAGCGCAATACCGGCCTTGGTTGCAAATCCCGCAAGCCGCGTGTTCGCCCGCTCCATTTCCGAAGAAAGCCGGCCAAAGCCCTTGGTTCCCGCCTCGCCGATGCCTTCAAGCTCGGCGCGGACTTGTCGCCCGCCGACTGCCGCGAGCCGGACAGAAATGCGTTTTTCGGCCATTGGGAGAAGGTCCTGTTGAGGGGTTCAGTCATGGTTGGGCGCGATCTGCGCATTGACGCAGCGCACCATCACCGCCTCGATGGCGGGCAAGAGTTCCGCGATGGCAGGCGCCGGAATACCGAGGGCGGCACCAAGTGCAATGGCCGCGCCCAAGTCCCAGCCGATCACCACGCCGGGGACGATGCGAAGTTGGCCTCCAAGGCGCCCGACAAGGTCCCAGACCTGCCAACCCTCAAAAGTTATTGGCTGGTTCAGTCGTGCAGGACAGTCGGGGCAGACAGATCCGCAGGCTGCGCAGTAACCGTCGCCCCCTCCGAACTCCCACTCGGCAAGGGCTATGAGGCGTTTTTTTCGGCGTCCAGGAGCAGGCCTTTGGCGACATAGAGGCTCTGGAAGGTCTCAAAGATCGGCCAGATATCCAAGAGAGCATCAATCGCATCAGGAGTGACGGTGATCACATTACCCTCGGCGTCCCCAATCCCCTCCCAGTCAAGAATGGCGGAACGCGCCAGTGCCTTGGCCATTGCCAGTGCGGCCTCCTCCGTCCTTGCATCTTTTGGTAGGTCGGAAATCGCTGTGTCGCTGCGTGCCGCGACCATCAGCGCCGTGGTGAGCGGGCGGAGTTTCACGCGCACGCCGGGGACAAGGTCGCACCAAAAGGGCGCGTTGGTGAGATCAAGGGTCAGCATGCTGGGCTCTCTCAATAGGATGTAACGCTGTTGACGAGCACCGCAGTGCACATGCGCGATGGGCTGGTCGCTTTGGCCGCCTGCCACTCGAAGGTTGCCTGAATGCCCTGCGGTCCCGGGATCTCAATCCGGGGGCGCGGCAGATAGACGGCATGGGCTGTGAAGGTGAAGCTTGCACTTGCCCCAAGGCTCCAGGCGAAGACCAACTCGCAAGGCGTGCCATCTAGGGCTTGGGTGATGAGCGCAGTATCCGCAAAGCGGACTTCCATCCGCCCGGTCAGTGAAGCCATTCCTGGGTCAGCGCCCTCGATCTTGCCATCCGCGCGGATGGTCTCGATCCGATCGAGCCCGTTGGAATAGGTGACCTCGGCTGAGATGATGTTGCCTAGTGGTGCACCGTTTCGGGTGATTGATCCGTTGAAGTGCCCGAAGCGCTGAAGACCAAGCGATGTCGTTGTACCTGCTGCCGTGGCAGCTGCGGCGCTCTCCCCTTGCGCTATGAGCCGCGCAGTTGCGGTCAGAAGCCCCGATCGCGACATCTGCCAACTCAGCTGGTCGCAAACGCAGCCCGTGTACATCGCATAGCGCGGCACCTCCGGCATGCCCGTCTCGATGGCCAGGCTCGGCAGCGACCAGTTGCCCGACTGGAATGTGTGGGTCTTTGGCGTCGTACCCGTGGTGGTGGGCTGCCCGAAGGCCGCCTTCAACCAGAGGCCAAAGTTCTCGACATCGATCGGTACGACGACGTCGCCATCCGCCGTGACCGCATCCTTGATCGGGGCCAGCGGGTCACGCCCCTGGCCCAAGAGCTCGGAGGCAATCAAGGGCTGCTCGGACCCAAGCGTGGTGCTGGCGAAGGGCACCGTGCGGAACCCTGTGGTGGGCGCAGTGCCAT